ATTTTGTAACAATTTTTGACACAATTTTTGACACAAATTTTGACACGATTTTTTGACACAATTTTTGTTAGAAAATGTTTCACGTGAAACACAAGAAAAAAACACGGTATATTTCAACCGTGTTTTTGTTAGTAGTTATTTAATTGTTTTTGTTAGTCAATTATTGTACTCTCAAAATCTAATGTATTATGTGCAATTTCCTCAATTAAATCACCAATTGTTTTTACAAGAAAAGCGCTTGTAATATCAATAGTTAAATTTACACGTTCTACATCAACAACCGTTGCTTTTTTTATTGCATTACCTTCAAATGCTTTTGTAAACGCTTTTTTTATATCACCTTTTGACGGTTTACCATAAAATAAATGTCTATGTGCTCCGTTCGGTGTATCATCGGAAAACGATACATAAAAAGTTGCGATTGTTACGGGTGTTTTGATTGTAGTTGTCATTGTGTTACCTTACTTTCTTTATAGCACTTGTTTTTGTTTACAAGTATATTCTAACACCATTAGAGAGTTTTGTCAACACTTTTTTCTAAATCAGTTGTTTTATTTTTTGGGGTTTATCTGTTGGCACGTTTTGTTTTACTCTAATAAAACATTCAATTTCTTTATTTGTTTTATCAATAGTGCGTGTTCCAACTTGTTTACTTTTGTTACCCTCTACAACATATAGTGTATTACCTACAATTTTATAAATAATCCCTACATGATTAAGTGTTCCATTATTACCCCAATCATAAATAATTAAATCATTAACTTTTGGGGTTTTAACCACTTGTTTATTTTTAGTTGCTATTTTGTTCATATAATAACAACTACATTCTAACGGGGGATTTATTGCTTTACACATCAACATAACATAACTAACAAAAGTTGCACACCAATTGTCACTATATTTAACTATATATCCACGGGGTAAAGGTTTACAGTTATGATTGTACCCGTCAATAATTTGTTTGTGTGTTTTGCTACCTTGCCTTACTCCTACAAATTCAAGTGCAAATTTTGAAAAACTTTTCATTGTTTAAACCTCACTTTCTTTTATAAAAATACCGTCTTTTAACAAACTTTCAATTTGTTCTTTCTCCTCATTAGTTGCGGTAGTGATTAACTGTATATCGGAAACTTCACAATAACCTGTAATACTTCCAACGGTATCAAATACAATAGTCGCTTTACCGAAAATATCATTAGCATAATATGGAATATTTCTAACAACTTCAATAAATGCAGTATCAATTAAATTTTCATTTACGTTTGATAACCGATTTACAATAGAATTGTTTTGTTTTTGTATGAATGGTATTTGTGTAACAATGTTTGTTGTTTCACTATGTATAATTTCACCCGTGAAACTACTTGTTATTGTTGCGGTACAATTACCACTATACAAATCAATGATATAATTTATAGTTATTTCTTTACCGATAACATTATCAACATCAATTATAATCGGGTTGAAAAATGGCAAACGTAAAGTTGCAGTTGTATTTAAATAATCATATACATTATTATATTTGTTTGGTACTGTTATTGTACCCCCGTCAATATATAACTTGCTATCTGTTATTAGTGTGCTTTCAACCTTGCTATCATAATTACCCAAAATAATATTACCCTTTTCACCAATAATATCATTAGGAATTGTGAACGGCAAAACATAAAGTTGTGTTATAAATTCACCATAATCAACGGTTTTACCCTCATTATCAACAAAACGTGCTTTTGAAAGTTTCATCAATTCATTATTATTAGTTTTGTAAAGATTAACAAAACCGCTAACAAGTTCACTAATTTTTGTTGCATTATAATTGTCATTTAACTCTATATTATAAGTGCCCCAATTTTCAACATAATCAATAGTTAATGTTGTTTGTTCATCATTCTTGCTAAATTGATTAGTTGAACCGTCATTTTCTTTATAAGTGTAGACACCTTTAAATGTATACCCATTATTAGCAGTAATAGTTAGAATTTTATCATTTGTTATTATTTCTCCGTCTGAATAATTACAAGTGCAATTTTTTAGTGTTCCCGTTATTGATACTGTATAAATCTTATTAGCAGTAACGTTTATAGTTAAATTATCAATAATAACACCCGATAAAGTTATTCTTTTTCTATCATCAGAATATACAATATTTGTGTTATTTAATGAACCCGTTGTTAAACTTATACTATCATCGTTAAACGCATAACCCTCATTTGCAGTAAATTCAAGAGTGATATTTTCATTTTTTTCATATTCGGGTTTAATTTCAGAATTACAAACACAATTTGTATTGTTATTTGTGATTGTATATTTTGTTGCAAATTCTTCATCAATAGCAACATACAAATAAACATAACTACTTGAATATGTAAAATCACTTGTTGCTTGCAAGTCAATAATTCCTGCTGACGGATATGCTTTTATTGTGAATTGCCCCGTAACATCAACCCACGTTTTAATTGTTCCGTATGGACTGTTAGAACGTGCGTGACACCAAATAGAAATTTTGCTAAAATTTTTGTTATTAAAAACTAAACGTTGTTTGGTACTTCTAAATGTAGAAATTGTTGTTGCAGTACTTCTATATTGTTCTGTACACGTACCACAATCAATACCACCAATTTCAACTTTAAAATTATATGTTGATTTTGATAATGTTGGGTTAGTTGATGACAGTGTTTTATTTGAATTATGAATATAATACCAATTTGCCATATTTAAACACCCCCGATTGTTACTAAAACTTTTTCTTTTGTATCTAAATTAAAAGTTATATTTGAACGGTATAAATCAACTTCTTTTTTTATTTCGCTTTCATAACCGTCATTATAATAATTATTTATGTTTGTTTGCTTGCTAATCATACCATAACTATTTTTAATATCATTTTTGAAACTTTCCAAAACATCAACTTTTAATGTAATGTTATAAATACCGTTCGGGAATAGTTCAATTTTATCAACAAAATAATAACGATTAAATTCGGGGATATACGCATAATTAAAAAGTATGATATTATTAGAATGTAAAATAACAATGGGTTGTGTTATGCTTGTATTACCCTTTAATTTTATGTTAAATTCTGTTTCATTAGCAAGGGTTTTATTTATTGTGTTGTTACTATCACTTGTATTATACATTTTCATTATCATTTTTAACACCTCACTTTATTAAAAACGGGTAACGGGTAAATAACTAACCCCGTTACCCGTCAATTAAACGGATTGTTTAACGCTTATTTTACGCAATATAGAATACTACAAAATTTTCGTTTAAATCGTTAAAATAGCTTGCGTCAAACTTATAATAGTTATTGTAAAATTCTGCTTTTGCGTTATAATTGGTTGTAACACGTCTATCAGAATTACAAACACCCATGCTATCACGGTCATACATAATAGCAAGAATACCCGTTACAGTAACATCTTTTGTTACATCACCGCTTTTAATTGCTACATTGATTTTTGACGTATCAGCAAAATTATAAGTCTTTCCGCTACCCTGCCAATATGGAACACTTTCACAAGTAGGTAAAGCGACTAAATCATTATGGTATGTATCACTTTCAAGATAAATGCTTGCACTATTCTTGAAATCAGATAACATAACAATATTTAGCATATCAGACGGAGTAAATCTTTCCTTGCCACCTACATTAAAAAGTGTGCTGATTTTAGAAAGTCTATCCTTATAATTTGATATAACAAAACTTGCATAGCGTATAAATTCGGGGGTTGTGAGTGCTTTATCAACTGTTAATTCTGTACCAAATTTGGTATTATAATCTTTCAAAAGATTTACAGCTTTTGTTCCGCTATGCGTTGCGATTGTTTCACCCTTTCCAAGTTCTGAATCAACAGTATTTGCAATCATGTTGTTAATAGTCCTCATTACAAGACTATCAATTTTAATTGCCATTGATTTATCAACCGCATTGTAAATCATTGAAACAAATCCGTTTAACTGGGCAAGACTTGAAAAACTCTCTTTTACTTGCATTTCAGTAAATGACATAGGAACTTCAAACGTTACCTTGCTATTGAAAAATTTAGCACTAACAGACGGTTTATAAAAAACATTTGTGTCATAACTTGTACCGTCTGTTAAATCCCAACTTTTGTTTTCGGTTGCGGTTGGAATATCAGCACTAATCTTTTCAAGTACGCTACCAAATTCCCAACTATCCATAAGCATTGACGGGATATTTCCGCTATATGGACGGTTTACGAAAATAACCTTGCCAATATGATTTACAAGCGATTTAACATAGTTATCAACACTTGCATTATCAAAAATTTCTTTACCCAAATCAACAACATTAGATAAATCCTCTTTTACAATATCAGTTTTTCCAAGAACCTCACTTGTTACACCATTCATTAGTGAATAAATCTGTTCTACTTTCATTGTGTTACCTCACTTTCTTTAATCAAAATCAAAAATTTTTAATGTGATTACACTATTTACATCATTAAAGATTGTATCATAGACAAAATTATTTGTCAAGAACGTAACCACATTATTTAGGTCATTCGGTTTTAATTTGTCAATATATTGGGTTCTTGTTTTGGTTAGTTCGTTATATTGCGTTCTTGCATTTTCTGTATCTCTATCATTATTTACAAAATTTTCATCATTATACGCACTAACATCATTTGTACTTGTACGGTTTGTTTCAACATTACCCGTATCAACAGTTGTTTCTGTCAATTTTTCTGAATAGGTTTTTAATCCCTCATTTTTACTAACAATAAATGTGAGTAAACTATTCCATTTTGTAGCATAAAGTCCCTTAATTATTTCCGCAACATCTGAAATTGTATTGCTGATAAAGATTATACTTAAAAATCTTTCACCAAACATATTAGTATAAAGCATATCTAATTTTTCGGGTGAAATAAAATCAAAAATTCCTAAATCAGTACCGTTGTTTTTCAATGTCTTAAATAATGTAAAACTTTCCAAATCTTTTACTTTTGCCCGTTCCATTTTTTACCTCACTTTCACTATAATTTGATTATTCCAATAAATACAATGCGTTGCAAGTTGTTGTATTTTTTGCATATAACTTGAATATTCGGGAATATGTATTTTAACATCTGTTTTAACGTCTAAATTATATTCAAGAAACCCCTCCATTTCCATATCTAATAAAACAAGTTGATATAAGTTATTTATTATAGGCTTTAATGTGCTATTTAATTCAAGAATTTTTTGATTATTCTGTTTATTTTCTTGTATCTCTCTTATTAAATCTTTTAACAGAATTTCTAAACCACTTGAAATATCATTAAAACCCGTGTTAAAAATCGGTTGTATTTGTGTAATTGTTTGGGTTAATTTATCAATAGGATAAATACAACTATTAACAGTTGTATTTTCACAACTGCTAATAGTTGATATAACACTATTAGTTGCATTGACAATATTATTACAACCATTCGCAATATTTGTTAAATCTCTTTTTATTTCTTGCACCGTTGCCATAATATCACCCTCATTTAATCAACTAAATTTGTATAACATTCATTCACATAATCACACCACAAACAAACATGATTACATTGTTTCTTTTTCATCTTTATCACTTGTTTCGGGGTTATCCTCTGTTTCATCATTTCCCGTTTTATCAGTTTCAGATTGTTCAACATCATTTTCGGTTTGCCCGTCAACATCTGTTTCACCCTTGCTTTCATCCTTGCTTTCATCTGTTTCGGATTTATCCTCTGAATTATCCACATCGTTAACATCTGTTTCAGATTTATCCTCTGAATTATCCACATCGTTAACATCTGTTTCGGATTTATCCTCTGAATTATCCACATCGTTAACATTGTTATCAACATCAATGTCAGTTGTTTCAATTTCTGTTTCGGGGTTATGTATACTTGCACCGTTAAAAACTCTATAATCCCAACTAGAATTGAATTCAACCTCTATATCTGTATCAAACATTTCATTGATTTTTTCAAGTGCAATTCTACGATTGTTTAACATATCATCAACAAGCGGGTAAAGGTTGTCTGAATTAGTTTCAATTTCCGCACTTGTTAAACGTTCTCTTTTCATGTTGAAATTAGCACTTAATCCAATTTCATTAAACATACTTGCTTTTAAATACTGTTCAAATTCAAACAAATCTTTTAAATTAACTTGTGCGTTTGTGCTACTATTATTTACCTTTAAACTATCAAATAATTTATTTTCAGCAATAACCCCTTGTTTACCCTCAAAAACATCTTTTAAAAATTGCCTTGCACTTTCTACCGTATTATCATCATTAGCACTTAAAAGATTTTGTATTCTTTTATTGACGGTTGCTAACATCATAGTTATTTCATTTTCATTCATTAAAGTGCAATATTTAACAAACATAGGAATTAACCCAATTGCATTTGTATCATTTTTAATAACAACACAATCTTTTTCAATTTCCCATGTATCGTTATATTTAAGATATGGCACACTAACAGTTGCTATTGTAGGACGGTTATACACATCTGTTTCACCACCTAAACCACCATTAATAGCGTACAAATCATTATTGATTTTTCCAATTATTGCAAAACCATTTGTTTGTAGCAACTTTTCTAATTCTGTTTCGGGTATAGTTTCGGGTAAATTATGATATTTAAACATAATGTTTGAACGGTTAAACATATATGTTACCATATCAGCAACATTTTTTCTTTTGTTCATATAATTATAAATTATGTTGCTATCTAAACCCAAAAAATCAAATTGCTTGTTAATATCACCGTTTCGCATTTTTACACCTCACTATTTAATATTTATTAGTGTATCAATTTTTGCAACCAATTCTTTTATGATACTTGTGTTATTATCAATAGTTGTTTTTAGTGTTTCAATAGTTTTTTCATTTTGATAAAAAATTATCAGACACATAACAATGGGAAATCCAACTGTTGAAATACCTGTTAAAATTGTATTTACTACATCAGCTGACATTAAATAGTTCCTCCTTTACATAGTTTTAAATAGTTGTTTACAATATCCCCAATTTCATTATTTTGATAAAATACACGGTTAGTTTCATAAAACCATAATAACCGCTTTTGTAATGTATTTTGGGGTTTACATATATTTCTATTATAATTTAGTTCAAAATGATAGTCAAGTGTATAAATTAAATCGTTACTTTCATCTTTTAACGGGGTTGTTTTTTGATGTATAAATGTAAACATTTCCCCGTTAATTTCCACAACCTCACATTGACATAAAAACCCGTTAAATTCTATGAAATAAATAAATTGTATATTTTTGGGTTGATATTTCACGGGTAAATGTGGGTAAATATCCAATTCCCATGCACCCCCCGTTATCATATTCAATTTTGGGTTGTTAAATGCAAAATAAAAATTATTCTCTTTTCTATGTTGTGAAGTAGCACAATATTCAACCGCAACTTTTAATGTGCTATCCCCGTATGTATAAACGTCAATTGTACCCTGTTTCATTTCAAGAATATGTGTTAAACCCATTTCTTGAAAATACGGGCAAAATTTATTTACAGTATTTCCACACATATAAATTTTAACGTTTGTACGTTGTCTAACTATCGTAGAAATAGTATTCATAAATAACACAAATTCATCATTTAAGTAAATATGTTTTGTGATAAATTCATCAAACAAAATTGTTGTTATATTCGGATATGAAATACTTTTATTGTGTTCTGTTTCGGATAATGCAAAAGTATAAGCGAAACAATCCGTATCTAAACTATAAACGGGTTTACCATTTTCATCATAATTACACAAATAAAATTTACTTGCAAAATATGTTATACCATGATATTTACCGTTAGTTAGTTTTTCAACCTCTTTATTAGAGTTTAAAGCGGTAAAAATATCGCTTGCCCGTCTACCTATTATATCCTCTTTCCAACGTCTAACAATAGCGAGTTGTCCCCCGTGTTTTACGTATTCTTTTAACCCCTCTAATAAAACGCTATATGTTTTACCATTTGAACGTTCACCAAAAATAACATTATAGGTTGCACCCGTCTTTTTAATGTTTTCAAGTGAATAATATTTATTTGTTTCACGTGAAATATTAACTGTTTTTTTCTTGCTCATTTGTATTACCTCACTTTCATTATTAAATGTGTTTGTTACCCGTAAATAAATAACCCTCTTTTAACATACGTAAAAAAGTGTTATATTGTTTTGATATTGATAGTGTAAAATCACAATCCGATAAATGAATACTTGACAATGATTTTATATAAACGGTTTTACCTTTATAATCTGTTACTTTTCCGCTCATTTCATCATCAATATAAGTATGTGTATTTTTACCCGTATATTCGGGGGGGATATATAAATCATCATTAAACATATCAAACACTTTTGTATTATCCCCATTGCATTTTTTCAACATATATTTAAGCCCATTTTGTTTAGACAACCCTGCTATTGTTATATGAATTTTTCCATTTTCCTCATACATATATCGTTTAGCACCTAACGTCTTAAAACGGGTATAACACCCCTCATAATCCCATACCCCTATTAACTTTTCAATTCCTTTTATTGTTTTAGGTTTACACAATTCAAAATCAATTTTTCTAAACTCGCACATCTTTTTTAATTTCCGTTCAACATCTTTATTGTACCATTCTATAAAATCAACGTGTTTTTCATAGTTCAAAAATTTAATACTATCGGTATCAGAATAAATATAATCTTTACCAATATTTAAAATACCCGTCCATAAATTTTTTCTTGCGTATGCAGTTACCCAAACACCCCACGGATAATATAAAAATCTATTTTTACTTGTGTTGTATTTGTCTATTTGTTCATTTATTAAATCAGTTGTTATTTCTGTTTTATCCCATTTATCATTATAGGTTATTTCACCCCGTACAATATCAGTTACACACATACCATAAACACTATTTAACATACCCTTTTTTAGCAAGTATTCTACCTCTTTACCCGATACCCCTTTTAATGTTGTTTTTGCACCATATAAATCTAATATTGATAATAATACTTGTTTCGGTAAATATTGCATATAAAATTGATAACAATTCGTAACACTTATTTTGTCGTAGTTATAGCATTGTTTTATTATTCTCAAATCAATATCAGTTATTGTTGTTTTCAGTTCATCACACTCAAAAATTCTACCATTATTTACTATTGCATTTACAATATCAAAACATTTACTTTCACTTAAATAACTTTCATATGTATTTTTTGCGTGTAAACCCTCTATTTTACAATCAAACATTAAACCTACATTTTCATCATTTACCAATTCCCAAAAATCAACCGTTCTAACATCAATTTTAGTCGGTTTTGACATAGGAAATTTTTCAGACAGCATAACATAGGGATAACTACTTGTAAAATCAATGCTACTCACGTTTTTATGCAGTTTACAAACGTGTTGCATACTTGCGTGCGTAAATCCACCCATAAAACACCGTTTTAACATCTGATATTGAACGGGGTTTAATAAACATTCGTTCATCAATTCCCTATAACGTCCAATTTTTCCCCCGATACCCTCTTTTTTATGGTTGGTTTTATTATAATGCAAACAGTTATCTCTAACGAATTTTCTAACTCTGCCCGTATTAGTCAACGGGATTTTTGTTATATCCCCATATTGTTCTATTTGTTCATTGATATAATATAAAATTATTTCAACATCATTATTACAATATGCGAGTTCATTTTCTGTTAATTCTGTTGCATAGGTTCTAACAAGTTTATAATCTAAATCACCTACTAATTTTTTAATTTTATGTGATACTAAATTTTCCGCTAATTTAGATAATGAATAGCCACTCAAAATATAACTATCCCTAAATTCTATACCATATGTCGTTAATGCTTTTATCGGTTTTCTATCGTCAACCGCAAACACATTAACCCAATCAAAATATTTACGCATAAATTGAAACTCATATGACAAATTATGAACGTATATTATTAAACGGTTATTTTCATCTAAATCAAAATGTTGTTGTAGCTTTTCACATAGTTCAATAAACTGTTCCCAGGTTCTACCATAGCAAATAAAATTTTTGTCTTTTATTCCAAAAGTCCATTCATACATGAACGCAAATTTTTGATTATTCAACATTGTGCTACTTGTTTCAATATCAAAACCACATTCAATATTATAATAATAAACAACACTTTTACTATGATTTTCAAATTGTGCAACCGTCTTAATTTGTGGTAGCTTTTCAAGTGTAAAATTTTCAAATTTTATCACGGTTGCACCCCTCTTATATCTCTACAAAATCCCAACTATTACCAACTGAATAACCCTCTTGTTTATTCTCAACGGGTTGTAGTTTGTTCATATAGTCAAGAAAACGTTGTAATTGTTCATCGCTACTAATTGCACTTGCTAAATCTGTATTAGTGCTATTAACATACGTATTTATTTGTTGCCATATTTTTTGATAGTCTAACGCTTGTGCGGACTGATTTATCGACATATTATATTGTTTTATTTTTTCCGCTAATTCAAAAAACTGTCTTGACTTGTTTTTTAAATCATTTAAGCCATTGTATTTAATACCCGTATTTTCCGCCATTTCACGCAAAAATTTATTTGCTTGTCTAACTGTACTTGTTCTATCATCTATAAAATGTTTCAACCGCCAATATTCTGATTGTAATTGATTATAATTTTTACCTCTAACACTAAATTTAATTGCCCCGTGTTGTTCCCATTCTCTATATGCAGGTAAAAGTGTTAAATTATTACTTTCCAATCGCTTTAAACGTTTATTTGCCATGCTTGCCATACGTGATACTTCTTTTTTTAACTCTAAATATTTATCGCTTGCCAATTTTACAGACATTCAAACACCCCTCTTAAAAAAATATCCTTTTGTTTTTCATTTGCTATATCATAATATAATGTTAAATATAATATGTTGTTTGCCCGTCCATTTTCAAAAGCACTAACATTTTTAATATTTGTATCTGTTAAGTCACAAAAATCAACTAACTTTAATTGTAGTGTTTTAATTCTAAAATCACGGCAAAACGAACCAATTTTTTCCACCATAATTAAATCACCTACTTTATAAAATAACGGGGGTATATTACGACCCCCGCTATCCTATGTTGAAATTTCCGTGTTAGCAATCAACAAAATTTACACTATAACACAACTCTTTTCTATGTGACGTTTCATACGTGTAAATAGTAAACCCAAATTCACCGTTGTTAATTTGTTCAACCGCTTCTTTATCAGCAATAATCTCTTTTGCTAAATCGGTTAAATGTTTCGGTAAATTAACAAGTTCGTTATCAGTTGCTATAACAGGACTTTCACCGTACTTTGATTTTTTGTTTATATAGATTGCATTAACCTTATAAACAAAATCCTCACCGTTATCATTAAACAAATCATGTAATGAACGGTATTTAAAATTTTCTGGAATTTCAAAAACAAACTTTTCCCCTTTATTAAACCTACTTGCAACACCCATTTTAATTACCTCACTTTCTTTAATTTACACTATGGTTAATAGTGTGTTGCTATTTATGTTACAATGATATACTATCACAAGCAAATTCTATTGTCAATAGTTTTTTTCAAAATTTTTTGTTCCTATATAATAATGAAATTTCTTGTTCCTATATAACAATAAAAATTTTCTTGTGTTTCACGTGAAACATTTTCTAACAAAAATTGTGTCAAAAAATCGTGTCAAAATTTGTGTCAAAAATTGTGTCAAAAATTGTTACAAAAT